GACGGTGTACAGGTAGAAGATAGCCTGTTCAGTGAATCGATCGTCAGACCCATCATTTTGGCAATAAAGGGTTGGGGGTCGAAAGTGAGGAAGTTCCCAGGTGTGGGCGTTCTTGTACTCTGCTTCCTGACCTCCCTTGTAGTAGCCTTCCTGCAGCGCCTTCTCGCCCGTTTGCTGTAGGGCGTTGGGGTCACGTTCGTAGAAGCCCAGGATGGTGCCGTTGACAACGGTACCGGTCGTCTTGACCTTGTGAATCCCGAGTTTCTTAACAACGAACTGCTGGTGCAGCTGGGCTTCGATCTCCTCGGCAGTGAGCGCGAGTTCGATCGGGTTGATTGGCACGCGAATCTGCATATCGCCAGGGGCAGCGTTCTCGCCAGGGACTTGGTAGATACCAAGTAGATCCCGGCCTACAAACGTTGAACCCGAGGCGGAGCGATAGACGAGGTGCTTTCGCTGTCGGTAGCCTTTGTCGCCATGCTTGAGAGCGTGGAATTCAGCGTACTTCGCAGCAGCGAGGCCCTTGCCTTTGCGGCCAGTCTTCTTCATGGGACCTCTTCGTTCTCGTTTCACAGCTCTTGTGACTCGAGGAAGTCCATGAGGTGCTCCAACACTGTGAGGAGCTTGCTTCTTTTCCTCTCGGGGTGGTCGGCTCGTTCGCTGAGCGCTTTGGCTGCGCGGTGCAGCTCTGGGGGCGCTTCTTGGGGGAGCACGACTTCGGCGCCTTTCGAGGAGGGCGTCGAATCGCCCGTGAAGATCTCGAATCCTTTCTTGAGTAGTCCTTCTGCTTGGGGGAGCAGATCTCCCACGGCCCCTAGCGGGTCTTCCACCGCCTTTAGAACCGTTGGAATTGCCTTTGAGGCCACGTCCACGACTTTGCTGATGGTACTTCCCATCCATATCGTTAAAGGTCTCTGGGCACGACCTTTGTAGGCATGTAGAGGCCGAGGTACAAGTGCCGGAGTGCGTCTTCAGACAAGCGTGCGCTCCGCGCGAGTGCCCAGTCGGCCGTGTGAACGACAGGGTTGGGAGGTTCATAGGTGCCGTCGTATGTGCAACCTTCTGTCATGTCTGAGACATATCGGTTGTAGACGAGGTTGATCTCCTTCCTTGCCTTCACGTTGCACCAGTTGTTGTTGTACATGGCGCCGAGGCGTTGGAGGTTGAGGCAATAGTCGGACCCAAGTGAGCGGGTGCCACCTTGAACAAGGGCACACCACTGACGGTCCTCTCGAAGCTGGAAGGTGTAGTTGACACCGTAGTAGGTGTCGTCGATGATCACAGTTTGCATGCCGCAAAACACCGACTGAGTGAACTCAACACCATCCCACCCAGTTGACTCCAAGACAACACCAATTTCGTAGGCATGTGTGGAGAGTGCTTGGGCAGGAGATCGACCAGTCGATCGGTACCACTCTTCGCGTTCGGGCGAACAAGACAGGCATATGTCGTCGCCCATAATGACAGCTCTGTGGGTCTTCCAAAACATGTTGATGTCTGGTTCTCTGTGCCGGTCAGCACATTCACACAGGTAGCTGAACACGATAAGAAAGGTTGAGAACAGGCAGTTCACGAGTGATGTGAGGTAATTGCCTGAGGGGTTGCCGCCGTAACCATTGCCGCCCTTCCAGAAGAGGTGGGCGTAGCCATTTTCGTCGGGCACAACAAAGGGGCACTGTGCGATGCCACGCATAAGTGTGTCGACTCGGGCGCGGTTGGCGGGGGTTTGGTCTTGCTGACGGAGACAGGCGTAGAGAATGTCGCCTATGTGCTCGAAGTCTGATGTCCTGATGGAAGCCTCCATCTTCTTGACATCGATGTCATACAGAGTCGGCTGCGTACCACCGAACGTGC